GAATAATATAACCTGTTTTTCAGGTTTATTTTGTTCAATCCATTTATCAAATCCAATGTAATTTAAACTTCCAAAGTACATTGAAACTAATCTTTCATATGGATTTCTAACTATACCGATGCTTTGTTCTTCGTATTTAAGAATCAATCTAATAACCCTTCTAATACTTCTAGTTTTTCTTTTGCGTCTGATAGTTTAGCTATATGTTTGTCAAATTCTTCAATTAGGTCTGAATGTTCTCCTATACCAACTGAGTTTTTAAAGTAAGTTTCTAGAACTGCCTCTGCCTCTTTAGCTTCTGCTATATACTTAGCTTTTAGAGCTTCGTAGTATTTATTTCCTCTGTGCATTATTTTTCTCCCATGTATGCTGGTATGAATGACCTCAGGAATTTTTCCTGATGTTTTTCTAGTAATATTATATGAATCATAAAGGGTAAACTTAATGCTACAAAAAAGACGAAAGCAACTCCGCCTATCCAAGCATATCTATACGCTAAATTATTCTTATCAATTCTTCCTATAATTTGTACTGCTGGTAAATAAAGAGTATACATTGCCATCCCTATTCCAGATATCCAAAATGCTGCCACTAAAGTTAGTGCGTCCATTTGTGTTCCTTTTTACATATACTGCTGTAAATGTCTTAGACTGCCCATATCATAAGCTGGTATTGCATGGTATTTACCTGCAAAACTTAAATGTGGAAAGTACGTTTTTTCTAAATCTTCTTGCTGTGCTTCAATAGTATAAACTAAATACACTTTATATCCTCTTTCTTCTGCTTTTTCAGGCTGTATTTCTCTTTCTACTATTGCTGGATAGTTTTGTCTAATCGCCCAAACTTTTTCTTTTGGTTGAAATTCTTCTGCTACACATTGTTCTGGTAGCAAGGCGTTTCTTCTGCCTTCGTAATCTGTGTGTGCTATCTTTTGTGGTACTCCGATTCTATCAATAATACCTTTTACAAAAGCTGGAGAACGATATAACATTTTTGCTATATCACTTACAGTCTCTCCATCAAGATACCCTCTTATTGCATCTTGTATTTCTTTCTTGGTTGCTGCCTTTCCTCTATTCTGTGCTTTTCTTTTAGCACGAAACTCCATAGTCTCTAGGTGTTCCGAGATGATATTACCTAATCTAGTTGTGTTATAAGCAATGTTTAATATACCACATGCTTCTTTCTTTGTTATAGGTTGACTACCATCAGTAGGGTTTAATAACTCAATTACCTTGGTTATATTCGCTTGTGTAAGATTTTCGTGTTTCTTTATTCTCATTTTCTACCCCTAGTAAAATTATTGCATAATGCAGAATCTTTAGTAAGTCCTGCTCGTTTTTTCCATCTTTCTTTCCGTACCTCTGTGCATACTTTATAATGTTGCCTAGACAGAAGCCTTCTCCATGACCAGCATCGAAGATGAACTCAGTTGACTGGATTTTATTCATACTGTAATGACTATCATAAGTCTTAAGTATATGATTTTTTAGCATTTCTAATGCTTCATTTTCATTAAATTTGTTTTGGTTGTACTCACTCATTGTTTATTCACTGTAAAAAAGCCTACTTGTACAAGTCTGCCTGTTTTTTTATCATGTCCAAATCCTGCAAATATCGGAGCGTGCCAATAGTCAGCAGGGTATAAAACACATCTGTTATATAGATTTCCAACATAAGTATGCATTTCAAAAGCATTATCTTCTTCCCATAAGTCTTGAAATCCGAAATCAGCTTTTAGTAAGCCTTTTCCTTTTCTTATATCTTTTGTCTGTTTAGACCTAAATAGTCCTGTGCCTTTTTTAACATCAGCATTAGGAGTTAGATATACTACTGCAGCATACGCTTGTCCTTTTACATCATTAGTTATCTGTTCTGAGTACCCTGAACAATCATGGTGTACCCAGTTATACTTTGCATCCTCCCATTTACTCAAAGTAAATGCTGTGTTGCTGTTTCCTCTGGGAAAATATTGCATCTTTCTATTTAGTAGCTTTTCCCATCTATTTCTACAATAAATAAAGTTCTCATGAGAAAAACTCGACATTGTTCTGCTACCAGGAAACATAGTCGTTCTTTCTCTACGTCCTGGTCTAAAGAACATAGCAAGAGCTTGTTCCCGCACTTTGTCGGGATTCGGATAAAAATTATCGTCTATTACAATCACTTGCTTAGTTCGTCAAGAACATCAAGTCCACCTTCAATCTTTGCAAGGTATTCTTTCTTTGCTTCAAGCTGTCCCTGTAATAAAGCAATCTCTTGCTCTACAGTAGTTCTCTGCTTCATAAGATTATTACGCAACATATCTCTATGTTCCATAGTTTTCATTGGTTCTTTTGTTATTCCTAATAGTTCTTCAATGCCTTTTGCCATGCATCCTTACTCCATTTAATAGTTTATATGATGTGCCGTTACTTTTTCTAACTACGATTGGTCTTTTAGAAAAGTAAAGATTATTCAATCTTTTCTTTATTGCTTCATGCATTTCTTCTTCTGTTATATTATCAGGAAATACCATTTCCAATCCGTTTACTTCTACCTTCATCTTGTAATCCTTTTCTCATAGTCAGCGTAATCTTCGCTCCACCAATGAGGCTTGTCTCTATGAGACCACGATGCGAACGTAGCTTTGTCTAAATGATAATAGTCACGATAACTCTGTATAGGATTATCATAATCTCTAAGTTCTTCAGGCATTGCTAGTCCAAATTCTGTAAATCCAAGTCTGGGCATATTCTTTGGCTCAGGTAGTTTGTTTACTACTTCTACTATGGATTTATGTTGTTTACCATAACGATAGTGGTACTCATCGTTCAATGCGTTAGCATAACAATGAGTCCACTCAAAGTTATCCAAGCTCGACCTTACCCATATCGTACACGGATGATTATACATCATTGGTAGATATGGTGTGAGTGGTCGCTGGTCAAGCGGTAGGTGCTTAATCTTGGCTTTCTCACTATTGAGTACCTCACGTTCGTCCTTGTCAAGCGCACGGGGTACAAAACCTAGTTTCGCATCGACCCATATCGCAGTACATAAGAGTTGTGCTGCCTCGAGAGGCATCTTTACTATGTGCTTATCGACATGATACTCAGCGCATTTGTCTAGGTCTTCATCTAAATAAAATAGATTCATTAGGCAGTCCAACACTTATATTTGGGACACTCTCCAGACGTAGGGTCTAGTTTTGTTCCGCAGTGTTGGCAGTCTCCGTAATGATAAATGTCGAACTTCTTTGTTTCTGAGTTCCACATATTGACTGTTTTGTGTTCGTTGTATTCTGTATTTTTCATATGTATATTATACACACTTTCTAAACAGTTGTCAAGAATTATTTTTTAACTCCAGATACACAGCATGTGCCCACTCAACATTTTCGGTAACCACACTCCATACATAACTTAAAGCAGCGTCCTTGTATATATCTAATCTTTGATTTCCATACATACATAAATACTTATTCTTTTCTTTATCTCTAATATACTCTGGGTTTACCTGTCGTATTGATAGATGATAGTTTTCTTCTGTATTTGGTATTAAAATGACAGGATGTTTCATTCCATTTGTTAAAACATCCTGTCGAAGTTCGGCATACCCGTCCTGTTCCTTTCTATGAGAAACAGGACAGAATATGTCCGTGGTGTGTACCATTTCTGGTTTATATTCCTTTTCTATTAATTCAAGGTTTTTAAATAGTTTTGCTATCACTTTCCAAATGCTCTTCCTGCTTCACTAATACCAAATGCTCCTAGTGTTACTACTACGAGTGAGGTATAAATTGTGTCGCTTATTACCAAGTCCTGTCCCCAGAACGCTGTCACTAAGTCACACCCAGCAAAAATAATCATCATAAAAAAGGAAATAAAACCTATTATAGCTTTCTCATTAACATCATTGTCGTCAAGAAATAAATCCATAAACTTTCTTTTAGGAGGTGCTAGTTGTTTTTTAGCTTTTTCAGCTTCCAACTTCATATCCTTGATAGTATCCTCTGCATTATCGAGTTTCTCAATAAGTGCCATATACTTATCTAAATCTATTTCAACTTCATTTCTATCATTATCTTTTCCCATAGTATCTCCTATGGTTTCCAGTTATACCAATTCCTCCTAAAATAGGGCTGACCTTCACTCCTTTCTTGAAAATGAAAGCTAATTGATATTCGTGGACTTAGAGTATCTACTCTATGATACTTACCTTTCGGTATGTACAATAAGTCGCCATCATCTAAATCTACTACTTCTTCCAAAGTAGCATCTTCTATGCGACCTCCTTTTTCCGAAAACTCTTCATAAATGTACCAGCGTATTTTGCCTGATACATGAAATAAAAAGTTATCAGTAGAATCTGCGTGAATAGGAAAGCATTTAGCATCTTCTTGCTTACTGCAGTAAATGTTTGCTTGACCAACACCGTAGTGCTTTTCAAACTCTTGACATTGCTTCCACATAGTTTCATTTAAGAACTCACTTAGCGTAAGTATGAAACTACTTCCATTGTTCCACAGATTCCAAAGCTCTGTGCGTGTCTTTTTAATCTTATCTTTCTTTTTACACCACTTGTTTCCATCAGGTAAAACTACCTGTAACTGTGGTGTTCTATCCCAACTTCCTATATTTATCTGATTGAGATAGTTGTCGAGTTCTTCCCAACTAAAATGTTTTGAGAAAGGATTGTCCTCTCTCTTAATATAAAAATGTTTCTTCCCCTTGTATTTCAGATGAAATTCATCAACCCCGATGGGGTGTATTAATTCCTCAAATTTCACCTAACCTCTCCAATATTTTTACTTCTTTATTATACTGCCAATATATATCCATTAAATCTTGCCTTCTATGACTAGCTTTTGCATAAGGATTATACTTTGGGTGCCAGGGTTGGTAACTTAGTGCTGTTAAATGTAATTGCCATATTTCTTCTGCAGAAAACATTACTCTTTCATCTTGGGGATAAGGTCTTTTATATGGGTAAGAAGTATCAGCTCCATCAAAACAATTCCATCTAGCATCTAATTCATGTACTATATGTTCTGAATTTTCTTTATATGGAGAGCCAATACCTGCCATAAAAGCCCATTTATAAGTTTTTCTTGATTCTGCTTGTTTTTCAATAGAGTGTACATATGGCTTTGCTTTTTCACAATCAATCAACATTACACTATCACACCACCAACCTCTTTCTTGGTCTGTGCCTTTAAATTTTTCACTGTTCATTTGTAGTGAGTCCCAGACCATTCCAAAAGCTTTTCCTTTCATATCTGTTCTCCACAAATGTGCAATATCTCTAAAATTTATCATATCTACATCTGTATAGATTGCTCTACCTTTAAAATTACACAACTCTGGTATTGCATATCTAAAACAAGTAAAAGGGGTTCCCCACCCTTGTCTTCTCCAATCAGAAAACATACTAGGTCTTAGAAATGTAATATCTACTTTTGAAGTTGTATTCTTTAAAATACTATAGGTATAAATTTTTTCAATTGTTTTATCGTGATGTTCACTTGTTCCTATAAATAATCTTACAGTATGGTCTTCTGGTGGATTATAATTAGATGCAAAATGTCCTGTTTTTTCAGTTATCATAATATCTGACATGAGCTATAATATCCCCTTCTGTTAAATGTAAATTCATATTAAATAGGTTGCCTGTTGACATTCCTTCTCCTTCTTTAAGTTTATTATAAGTAAGGTCTCTTGCAGCCCAGCTAAAAAGATTATATTCATGAACTTCAAGGGCTGACATAAGATTTTCTTTCTTTTTGGATATGATGCACGGAATGTGGTCTCTTACTGATTTAATAACATAAAATGCTTCTCTACTTAAATAGTGTTGAGGTAATGCTATTCCTTTATCTGTTCCTCTTACAATTACAACTTTTTCAATTTCTTGTTTAAAAGTTCCTGTTGTGCTTATATCTTCTAATATATGGTTTCCGTACTTTCTCCAATGAGGAAATGTACAATTATACGTTGATAATTTGCGTTCTGGTGGAAAATAATGCCACATTAAATATGAATCACAGAAAGGAAACTGAGAGTCTCTTTGTCCATCCATCCACTCTGTTACTTCATATCCTAACTTAATAAGACTTTTTGGAGTTTTTATTACCATACTTTACTTTCTCCATTAATAAAACAGACTAACACATCTCTT